AAAATACTCTTCGTAGCTGCTTTCAATTCGTCTCAACTGCTCCCGGAACAGGTTTGTGGATTAAGTTTTTTAAAGATTTGACCTGCAATTTCTACTCTGTTCATTACAATCAGGAAGTCACAACGACACCTGAGAGTAGGTTCCGGAAAAGTTGGAAATACCCATTAGGTGGCCCCTATCGACGTCTTGTCAATAAGCTGAAGTTGAAACACATGGTCGTATTCGACTACTTCGCTGAGACAATGCTCAGAGCCAAGATGGGAATGCCGAAGGCCTCGGAAGAATTAATCGAGGCTGCTGTGGAAAAGACTTTCACTGCTTTGACTTCGCCCCCCAAGATTCCTATGGATGAGGTGGTTGAAGTTCCTGTTCGGACTGTTTTTAGGTTAAAGGATTCTCGTATCAAAAAGAGAAGGAACCCCTATAAGACAACGAAAAAGGTCATTGTCTTGTCGAGAGAAAAATTGATTACTCGACACAAGATAGAAAAGCAAGGGCGTCGTACTGTTCGTGAATTATTCGAGGGAACCTCGTTCACACCAGTGCAGATGTCGAAACCCTTTTTCCCCAGTACCTCTTCTAACTACATTAATAGTCGTAGTAAAGGGGGGGCTGTCGGATTTATCCAAAAGGAGCTATTATCAATGAAGAAAGAACTTCTCGTTGACTTTATTCCCATGGAAGTAGAAATTAGAGGTGAACTCTCCCGTAAATACGGTAGTAGAGGTCTGGTTGAACAAGAGACTTTAGATTCTCCACCAGACTGTGAGCTTAACTGTAAATGCTCAAGTTCCACCCTCCAAGGACGAACCCATTTTGTCAATGGGGCCGCGGTTAATCTCGAACGATTCGAAGAAACGTGGAAAAACCTTTATTGGAATATGTATAAGAAAGCGATTGATGAGGAGCCTTTAGTAGAGCCCGTCGGTCTTGCCGAATTTCTCAAAGTCCGTGTAATAACAAAAGGACCGCCTTTGACTTATACCGTTTTAAAACCATTTCAAAAGTTCCTATGGGGGACCTTAAGAAGGTTCCCTGCTTTTAAACTAATAGGAGAAGTGGTTACAGCCGATTATATGAAAGATATATTAGGTTCATTAGCTGTCGATGAAGAATTTATTTCTGGAGACTATCAAGCCTCAACAGATAATCTCCACTCTTGGTTGACCGAGAGTATCGTCGATGAGCTCTGGAAAGTTCTGAGTGAGCAATTTCCGATTTCACAGAGTCTCAAGGACCTTGTTAGCAAGGCCTTGACTCACCATGTCTTCGTTCGAAAAGAAGATGATGAGATCGTGGAGAGATTGCCCCAAATGGAGGGACAATTGATGGGTTCGATAATATCGTTCCCGTTTTTGTGTATTGCCAATGCTGCCATGTGCAGATATGCGTTGGAGCTTAGCTCCGGCAGTCCATTCCGTTTAGGGAATGATAGGACATTAGGTCCTATGGCACCTATTATGATTAATGGTGACGATTGTGCAATACGTGCCTCTAAGAATTACAGAGACATTTGGAGGAAGGTCACCCGGATAGGGGGACTTTTGGAATCACAAGGTAAAACTTATTTTTCCTCCAATTTCGTAGTTATAAATTCTGAGCGATTTAATTACTCAGTTGATAAGGCTACCAATGAACCTATCTACGAAAGTCAACCCTACGTTAATTTTGGGTTGATGAATGGCTGCAAAAAGGGCAGCAATGGGGAC